TCAAAACCGCTCATCACTTGCCCTCCAATCTATAATCATGAACGATAGTACCCAACTCTGGGTTACCTACCTTCATCTCACCAATCCACACACGCTTCTTAATCCTGCCAAACTTGTCCTTCAATGTGCGCCAATGTCCGCGCCGCCAATGCTCTTTCTTGGGGCTACCATGCCCTGTGAACATCTGCTCATAGATACGCTTGCCACGAGGCTTGGGTAACTGAATTGTCACCACCTTGTACTCGTTCTTTGGAACCACACGCCCAAACCGCACATGGTCAATCTTCTTGGGCGGTGTTGTTGTTTCATGAACAACAAGGTCATAGTTAAGCAAGCCCAATAGCGCGATTAGAAACCGCCCATCGCCAGCTTGTGACATCAAAGACATGGCTTTAAAATCTGCCATCTCCTTTGGTGTCCAGCCATCTGCAAACTTTTGTTGCGGAACTAACCAGTGGATAGCCGCACTTTGCATTTGCGCGAAAGAACCAAGCAAAACTCCCATGCTCATATCATGATCAGATAAAGGATTGTTTTTATCTACATTCTCAGGAAGATATTTGTCTTTATACCAATCACTAAGCAAAGAAGCGCTTGTGATAGTAATATCTCTCAAGAACGCATCATGATCTTGATCAGGATCATTGTTACGGATCGTGCCATCATTAGACATGTGAAAGGATACAGGTGGTGAGTTTAGTTTGTCCTCACCATGCACAGCAAAATAATTGGTATACATAAATTTATCATTAATCATCTGGATATGATAACCAACACGATTAGCATTTTCATCACTACGAGCGTCAATACCCATCTTATCCATTTCACGGATAACAATGTCCCTGCGAAAATTCTCATCCCACTCAATCCACATATTATTAAATGATGGAATGCCACGCTGTAACATTTGAATTAAATGCGTTGGCCTCGCCAAAGATGCAAGATAGGCATGTTCAACCATGCTATTGCTGACAACGAACTTCTGCGCTGTAGCGATTTGAGATTGCACGTTGCGTCTCATAGCTTCAGCATACTTACCGCCCTTATATCCATAAAGGCCTCTCTTTGGCTCTGCAAGAGCCGCTAACAGGGTATTGGACAGGGTAGGTCCGTTATCCTCCCAGTAACGAACCCCCTGACTGTCCCTGCCCAATTTGCGCTTTTTCATGTCATCAGCCATACGTTCAACACCATCCCAACCGCTATCCAAATTAGTAGAAGCGTCTTGCTTTCTTGATCTGTTGCCGTTCTTGATTTTGACATCCATTGTTTTGTTCTTAGCCATTGGATACCCTTTCCCAAATGTCTTTCTGACGTTGTTGCCAGCCATAACTTTCCATAGCACTACGCATGATCCTTTCGGCTGTATCAGTCCAGACCAAAGCAGTCTTTCTTGCCCAGATCCACGCATGTAATTCCCTTGTTAATGTAGAGAATTTTGGTGATTGACGGTTGCCAAGAATATGACCTAACTCATGTAACGCAGATACATAATAACCTGTGTTTTTAGTAGGGCGGATACAGATCAATCTGCCAACAGGTTGAGCGTAGTACCTTGGAACTCTATCGTTTAGTGATTGATAAGTAACCGTGATACCATTCTCAGCGCATAGCTGTTGAACATGCAACGCCATTTCAATACGTTTAACTGTCATTGATCTGCCCCTTTGCTTTTTTTACTAAGCTTTGCGCTTCATGCAACTTACTGACTGCTTCATCAAGAAACCTTTGCTGACTTAACGTGTCACACTTTTTGAAGTAAAGACTGTCAACTGCTTTTACAGTAATCGAAAGAAGCGCTTGCGCTTCCATATAGCCTGCAACATTAGACATTCTCTCGCTCCTCCGTAACACGCTTCGCATCAAGGTAAGCACCCCATAGGTAAGTCTCGTCTAAATCAAAGTCGAAATAACCACGCTGGATACCCTCATAATAAAAATCAGCAGGAAGTTGAATGTAATCACCATTCATACGGTACGAAATCATACCGTTGATATTTACCCTGCGGTACAAGCCACCTTTAACACCTTCGTAAATGTCTAGTGACTGTAAACATTTATCAGTTACTTCCCAGATACCAACTGGCAACATAGCACCTTCTTCTGGCACAATGTCGGCAACGCCGCGAAACACTAGCTTCCAATTAGGAAAATAAGCAGATCCAACTGGGGTTGATCCGGGGCATCTTGACTGCATTTGCAGCACATCAAGATTAGAACCATAAGCGAAATATAACATTTTCTTTCTCTTTCGTTTGTTAAGCATTCGCTAATATGGCAATGATTGCTCATGTTGTCAACAACAAAAATAAAAAAAGATTAGACCTCAATATCGTTTAGGAAATCTCCCCCCCGCAGGCAAGATAACCACAACCGTCTATCCAATTATCTTCGTGTTCAGGATTTGATTTTATTCTGGCAATCTTCAGCAGTGTCATCATAACCGCTACATCAGATGACGAAATTTCAATATCCAAATGGACTGACCAATACCGAGCAATTGTTCGGAAATTATCCTCCATCGCCCCGTGGTCTGCTGCTCGGTCTTTTGTTACATACTTCTTCGCTGTGTCCAGAACCTCTGCCCTCTTCATATCCAGTCCCTCCTATGTGCATAACATTGCCAAGTAAGACCATGATCACTGCTGTACCAAGCCTGCTCTGAATCACAATCCGAACAATTCTTCGTGACATGTTGCGCCGCTGCACTTTTCTTTTGTGTTATTTGTTTTATTTTTCTTTTTTCAAACGGGGTAGAAGCAAAATCCCCGAACAAATCCCCGATTTTAGACATTATCCCGCCCCGTTACTGCTTCATATTCACCTCTGGACATGTCTCCATTAATAGCTCCAAGCCAGATCTTCCCTCCAGTGGCTGTTAATTGGAACTTTTCAATTCGACCAGCTTGATGTAGCTCCCGAACATATCTTTCCAAAATACTGCCACTAAGTCCTTGGAGAACTTCGGGAGCATCAGCATCTTCCACACGCCGAGCAACTGCGTTATTACCTGACATGTGGGTAAGAGCAACGCCCCGACTTTCACAATGTATAATCCATTCACACATTGCATCTAACTTTACTTCCCGAGCAGAACCAGACTCCAATGCTTCAATTTGTTCGGTTTTATCGACCAAAAGCCCGGTCATTGGATCCCGAACAAAATGCCGAATATTCCTACTGGCAGGTCCATTTGATTTAACAATGGCCCCGTCAAAACATGTGTTCCGCTGATAAGGAACCCCGAGGCGCTCACAAGTTTTTTGACCCCGAGCAGTATCAACTTGCCATAAAGCAAAAGCCGATCTGACCCCATCGACAAGCGCACTTGTTCCCCGAATAAGATTTCTTGCCTGTTCTGGTGTTTTAACAACAGCGTCATCTTTGATTTTAGTCATATGATGACACATAAGAACCGCAGCACCTGTTTCTGTAGCTATTTGAGATAGTAATCCCGTTAGAGCCGCTCCCGCTGCTGGATCAGCGTTTACATCTGCATGAACAAAAGATGCCAACGGATCAAACACAATTAATTTTAAATCCTTCATCTTCAGTATTTGTTCGTAAATCTTTTCAAACTCCTGACTCGTACTGAACTCACCATGATTATCTGACAAAATAGGGAATACTCCGCCGACATTCGGTAACGGAACAATTTTTAAATCATATGGGTAATTCATACGATCCATAAATGGATCAAGTCTATCAATACGGCGGTGCATTTCACCTTCATCATCCTCTGCCGTAAAGATAACTACATTCCCGAACTCTTTAACAAGTCCACCAAAAGCGTTGGTCATTGGCCTGCCCGAGGCGATTTTCATCCCCATATCAAGCGTCATCATGCCTTTGCCAGAGTCACCCGCAGCAGAAAAAATGATAGGAACCCCAAGAGGGAACGTGCCATCAATTAGAAATTTTTGAACTGGAGCATCACCAGTAAACCTTGATGCAGAAAAAGTGTCATCAAGAAGATTAATAGAAACCTTTGTAGGCTTTGCCTTCGACTGTATAAAATCCTGAACATCAAACCCTTCAGCAATAGCATCTGAAGCATCCCAGCCTTCAGGCTTGCCCATAGGAGGGGTAAGCATTGTTACAGACCTCGCCCCTGCCGCAATAGCCAAATCCTGAATAAGATCAGCTAATTTTTTGCCAGCAGTGTCATTATCAGGCCATAAAATAAGCTCTTTGTTCTGAAGTGGAGAAAAATCATACTGTGAAGAGCTTTTTTTCGTTAAGGCACCCGCTCCTCCGATTGTACATGTTGCTGTATGTCCCTGATTATTTAAAGCATCAGCACACTTCTCACCCTCAACCCAAATAACCCGACTAGATGCAATAACATTAGGTATGTTATAGATCGGTCTGATGTCAGGAAATTTTGAATATGGGGAACCCTCAATAAATGGTCTAAACTCCTTCTTTGGCTTGCCATTTGTATTTAAAACTGGATTACCAGCCATGTCCTTGACGTTATACCGCCTAACAGAAACCAAAACCTCTCCATCTGCGTTTGTATATACATATTCAGCGTCAAATGGAGTATTTGAATTGTACTGCTGCTTAAATGGATTTACTGCCGGGGCATTATCCCGAACAATTTGTGGTGCTTTATTGTCCAAATAAGTTTCAAACATATCCTTTATTTCGCCAAGCTTCATTCCCTTGGCTTCCATTAAAATCTTTACAATGCCCCCGATACCTATACCGCCATTAAAATCCTGACCCTTCATAAAGTTAGGAGAATGCTGATCAATGTTGATTTTCATTGATTGACCGGGGTCACCTAGTAAAGACCCGATGAAGAACGTGTTGCCAACAATTCTGCCAGCAGGGAAGGTGTCCTGAAGAATGCGAATTTGTTCGCTTTTCGGAACGCTCCTAGAAATCTCTTCGACTAAATTGTTAGAAGAAAAACCAGATGTAGTATTGCCAAACCTAATTACACTCATTATATTGATCCTTGTTAAGCATGAAGACATTTAGGGGAACAGTCCTTCACCAGACTGTTCCCTTTTTTATTTATTTAGACCAGCAAGTATTATGAAACTCACACCATTTGCAACTGTAATAATCGCTGTTCTGCGCTACACGCGGTAACATCTCACCTACTTTAGTTGCTTTGAGAATGTTTACAGCCTTGTCGCTAATGGACTGTGCAAGATCCCCATCAAATGGGATCATTTCAATATATATTTCGCTGGTATTCTTGTTCATCACTGTGAAGCAGCATGGGTTTTCAGATAAATCCATGTAAGCCTGATATAGAGCAACTTGTGCTGCGTAAACAGGGTTAGCAACTGCAACGCCTTTACGAACAAATTCTTTGAATTTTTTGTCAGATGCTGATTTACACTCCCATAACATGGGATAGTTCAAGTTAAGTGGACCTTTTGTAATAATCCCGTCTACATGACCCCGAACTTCACCGCCTGCTGTATCAAACCCAAATTGTTCGCCTTTTATTTCTGTCCTTAATTCAAAACCTGCATCACGAAAGATTAAGACCATCATATCTTCGATACTATGACCTAAAGCAAAGGTTCGTAGAGTTTGTGCTGGAAAGCCTTTATCCTCATCAATTTCCTGACCCATATAACGGTATTGAAGTTTGCGGGAACACGGGTCACCAAGGCTAGAAGCGCCTAAATACTTGCGTTTCGGAGCCTTGTATTCTTTCTCTTTTATACCTCGGTCTAATTCTTCCTTAATATGATCAGATATATCAGAACGGTATGTCTGACTCTTGGAGGCCAATTCTTCCGCCTCCATATTTGAAGTAAATTTCCATAAGGTTTGTCCCAGCGTACTCATCATCCAGCCCTTCTGATAACTTTTTTAATATCAAAGCAATTGCAATCACTTCCTCTTCACTTAAATCGCACAATCTTTTTTCCCATCCAATAGACCCGAACAATTCACCTATTAGGCTTAATGTAGAGTCACATCTTCCCCTGCTGCTTCCATCCCCCATGTGTCCTCTCCTTCTGAATGTCCAAAAACAACTTTGTACATAGCGTAATTTTCAAAATGTAATTCTGCTTCACCATAAACAAAAGAATTGTCATACTTGTCTAAGTAATCACTAATGGTGTCCATAACTTTATTATGAACTTCATCCTCATCATCAGGATTAACTACTTGAATAAAGCAGGAAATTTCAACTTCACTATTGTCTGCTAAATTTAACGTAACTTGTAAGTTTCCACGGTTCATCGTTCTTCTTTCTGAATTACATTCTTGACCGTTTCGTCAATAAAAGGCTTGTTCCAGACATAATTAAGCATACATGCTGCTTTATATTTAGTCCAACTAAAGTCAAGTGCGCCAACATGAACACCGTATGTATTCAACAGATTACGTTGTTTTTCACTAACCCTGTCATTTAACCAGCGTTTGGTTTTCTTTGCGCTATTCCCATCTTCATTAGTACGCAAGAAGTCATCAGCAGCAGCCATAACTTGCCTTAAAGTGCCAACGCTTATTAATCTAGCGTGTCCCTTATTACGCTTTACAACAGCAGCCGATATATCTCCTAAGTCAGCAACAATAGTAAATCCATTAAAACCTGTTGCTGCCCAACATGAGCCTGTACCAAATAAATCAATCCATCTAAATGGAGAGCGCTCCATAAGATCAACCTCAGTAAGTTCAAAAGACTCTAAAGCTTCTGCCTCCATTGCTTCGCCATCTGCAATTTCATGACCGCACATGGGACATTGTTTTGCCGATAAAGGCATCTCACCATTACAATTAGGACAAATTTTTGTTGGGGCTTCCCCATTAGCATCCGAACCTCCGTCCAAATTAACAAGATCATCAAGAGATCCATGCGTTAATACAGACGTTCCAAAGTCCATCACAATACAGTTAGTTTTTACAACCCCCGGAAATTCATCAAGATTAACTGTTCGCAAGCCTCTACCAATCATTTGCACCATTGTTGCCTTATAAGAACAAGGTCTAGTCAAAACGATACAAGATACAGGAGGCGCATCAAACCCTTCGGTTAGTACAGCGACATTAACAACGACTTGCGTGTCACCATAAGACAAATCATAAAGAATTTCTTCTCTCTCATCTTTTGGAGTGTCACCAGTTACTGTCGCAGCAACTACGCCAGCTTCATTAAATTCAATACACAAATCTTCTGCATGCTTAACGGTAGAACAGAATACAATGGTCTTTCTGTCAGATGACTTATTAAGCCACTCATCAACAACCTTTTGATTAATTGCTCTACGGTTCATAATTTTCTCAACCGCTTCCATATCAAAGTCAGCAACGGTCTTACGAACACCACGCAATTCTTCCTGCACACCAACATCAATTACGAATGTTTTTGGTCTAACTAAAAATCCTTCGTTTATTAAAGTGGAGATTTCTATCTGATGACTGCAATTGTTAAATATCTCCCGTAAGCCCTTCTTGTCACCTCTGTTAGGGGTAGCCGTAAAGCCAACAATTTGAACCCCCTCGTTAGCCTCCTTTGCGGCGTTAATGATACGTTGATACGTCTCCGCAACCGTATGATGCGCTTCGTCAACTACGATAAGATCAATTTTGGGCATATTGTCCAAATTTTTCTCACGGCAAAGTGTCTGTACCATTGCGAATACAGCATCCCCTGACCAATCTTTAGACGCAGCGTTTACTTCACTGATCTTCAAAGACGGATTTACGAGGTGAAATTTGTTGGAGTTTTGTGAAACAAGCTCATCACGGTGTTGTAACACAAGCACATTCTGTGAACTTTTGTAGCGTTTACCCACCAACGCTGAGAGCATGATTGTTTTACCCGCACCTGTAGGAGCCACAACAAGAGTATTGTTATGCTTATTCAATGCGTCAGAGGCGGCGTTTATAGCCGCCTCCTGATAACCTCGCAAAATCATCTTACAATCCGATACTTATTTGCAGAGATTGATTTGTCATACTGCTTTTTTATCACAAGGCCACCGCCTCTAAGAACACTCAATTCATGATAAATAGTACCCTTCTTTTTCTTTAACTTATCTTGCAACTCTTTAAGGGTATAAGGATTGCCGCTTTCAAGAACACGGCGCAACTCATCACAGTATTTAGGGTAACTTAACTCAACATGTTTTGGCTCTTCACCCTTGCCACCAAAGATAGCTTTTAAAATACTTCTCAACATGACATCACCTATTTAGCTGCCCAAGACGGAGTAACGCCGCCTTGAGTCGCAGGAGCCTGTTGAGGCTGTGCTGGTTGAGCATAAGCTGGTGCTTGAGCAGGAGCAGAAGTTGTTGGCGAACCCGCTGGAATAAATCCTTTGGAGTCTGCCGTAAGAACAGCTTTGATCTTGTTCTTGTCTTCGTAACCATTAGTACCTTTTTCGATACCGATTACAAAGCAAATGCTAAGACCATTTAGATCGCCAACACCATTCAAGTTACGAGCGGCTTGTGCTTCGGGAGTGTCGTCTTTTGACGACAGATTAAAAGCACTGTCGATCATGCTCTTCAAAGTACGCAAGCCAATCTCTTTGGCAATCGGAACACCTCGCTCCGAAAGCTTGGTCCCATCAACAAACACATTTTGCCAAACTTTACGTTTGTCAAAAGTTCCGCCAGCAATAGTGACTTCAATAGGAAGCCACTTGGCGGCTGTTGACTGTGACGATTTAAAAAATGTCCCAACACCAAATTCTGGTAAATCAAGATCTCCCCCAGATAATTTCACAAAGCCACGAGCGACTGTGCCATCGGGGATTAATTCAAAAGACGAGTTTTCGTACTCTTGAGGAGTTACATTGTTTAGGTTAAGCATTGTTTTCTTCTCCTTCTGCGATAACCACTTCTGTTGGATTGACAAACGCCATAGGTCTGTCAGCTTGTGCTACCCCACCAGACATCTTTTCCAGAAGTTTTCCTAAGTGAGGTTCTTCAATCATATCCAGCCGACCACTGCGGTCTTTAGCTGGGTAGTTCCACTTATTTAATGTGTGACAAACAAAGGCACGGAACTGATTGCCTTCATCAGATGTGAGTACAGTCATAGTTAGAACTTCATCTACAATTCCGGGCAACTCACGGCCTGTCTTGCTACCCTCAATTTGCAGAGAGTATTCAATGCGTCCGTAGTCGTCAGTCTTTTGATCTAAAATGCCAACGAAAATTACATTCTTCTCACGAATATGCTGAAGATGCGTTAACCATGCCATCATCTCACGACCTTGCATCCCATACACAGCCCTAGTATCAAGCTTCCCAGAACGCTCAGAACGAGACTCTGGCTGGTTTTGGCAATGACTAAAACAAAGCCGACCAGCAACTGTGATACTATCAACAAAAATAGTATCATACTTAGCCAAAGTTTTTGCAGGGTCACCATAGATCGAACAAACATATTCATAGTGTGCTGTTGAATAGGGCGAGTCATCGCTTAACGCAGGATTGCCCCCACCTAGATAACACGCAAAATCACGACACTCCTGCCAAGTCCTTGGTCTGATAACATCAACCTTTACACCCTCAATAGCAGCGTCACCTGCCTCAAGATCCATAAATAAAGTTGTGTCAGTATTTAGGGTGCGGACAAGACTTGTCTTGCCCACACCAGACAAGCCACCGATCACAATTTTGTGACCACGTTTTTCGGCTAGTCTTTCTTCTGCGGAGATAATTTTAAGCATTATCTTCCTCCCTTACATTATTAAATATTTCAACATTATGATCACCGTATTTTTCTATCCACTCTTCAAGTGTCATATCTGTCGCGTCAGCTTCCATCTCAATAAACAGGTCAGAAACCCTACCCATTGTCGGCCTCCATATTTAGAGAAGTGCCTTGCAGCAAGACTGTCCTGCAATCGGAAAGAGACGCTCTGATGTCTGGTGGTGCCTGCTGAAACTTAGACTCAGAAACGGAGATCTTTACAGAAGCATAGTGCTTTGCTGTTTCTGGGTCCATTGAGTCAAACAAAGAAGCCAGCTTATCGTGATCCCATTCAACTTTCTTACGAAAGTCGATTGTAATCTTATAGCCATCAGTCTTGATCGTAGCTTGCCCAAAGTCCTTACCTTTTTCCGCAAGGATTTGACGAGCTTGGTTCTCAAATTGCTGAGTTAAAGAATTATCAATAACCTTTAGCTCTTTCTGAAGGTCACTGATCTTTTGTTTGACCTTGTTCCGCTGTTCAAAAACAGGGGTAAGATCGTTTGGTAAAAATGAAGCTGTTGGGTTAAGCATGAAACCCTCCTTTCGTTTTTTATTCGCTTCCACAACTGATAGATAGGAAACCTCAAAAGGAATGTCAACTACTTTTTCTTAGATAATTTTATCTCAATTCCATGAACGGCTTTCATAAGTTTCTTTTTAAGTTTAAATTCAGCAGTTTCTACGCCTTTTGCATCTTCTACAATTTCTATTTGAGAACCGTCCTCCTCAACTTGATTGTATCTGAAGTCAGCAATGTATTTACAAATTTTTTCACCGTTTACAATTATGTCATATTTTATTTGTCTTTCTAAATCTCGTATGGCTCCCGCACGTTCCATAGCAGTCAACTGACCCCAGCGTTCAGACTCCCAACGAGAGTCAAACGTGTGACCCATAAATTGAGTTTTTTTTGCACCGTATTTATTATACTTGCGATACCCCTTAAACATGGTAATATATGCCTATAGTTATTAACTTATGGGAATATTATAATGACTGATACAAAACAATACAAGTCAGTTGCTGTGGACCTTACTACGCATAAAAAGCTTGCAAAGCTGGCTACGGATGATCACCGCAAAATATCACAACAAATTTCAAAACTTGTTTCTGACTCTTATCAAGAGCGCTACGGAGATGAGGTTAATTCTGGCATTGGTTCAGCCGCATGACAGAAAAAGGCAAAATGCAAAAGCTCATAGAGGCAGGTCTATGCCCTAAGTGCGAAAGCGCTGTGGACTATAGTAAAGACATAGCAATTTGCAACGTGTGTGGATTACAGATATCAAACGCTAAAACGGTTAATCAGCCATCGCCCTCATGCGATCCACCAAACGCCTAGCCCGGTTTGGGACTTGCGTATACCAACGTGAGTCAACCATTTCATCTGCGGCCTTGTCCCAGTCTCTAGCGTCCACACCAGCCTTCATACCCTTGAATTTGGAGAGACGCGGACGGCCCATATTAAACATCATATTGCAAATTATATGCTGTGCCTCTTCGGGTAAG